CGCTGTTCTGGCGAAAGCCGACCACCTTTGAGTCGCTTCATCTCGATCCATAGGAGGTGCTTCGGCACGAATAGATCAGGCACGCCAGGGCTGACACCTTCTGCCTTCAGCCTGGCGGCAGCAGCTCGTGACCGGAATCCACCATTAGGGATGGCGAAGATGCGGATCGGGCCATATTCGCGCCGAAACCATTTCACGACTTCGCGCTGCTCTTCGTGCTCGGTTGGGATGCGTTCCATCAAAACGGAACCTCCCATGACCAAGAATCGCACTGGCCGGCGCTGTTCACGAACTCGGCTGGCGGATGCATATTGAAGATGAAGCATTTCCCATCGCCAGCAAAATGATCGCAGGTGTGGCAGCACTGGGGTGGCCCAGCCTTTGTCCATTCTTCATATTGCACCAGAAAGTCTGGCTTTGGCGGTCTAGGCATTGTTCCAACTCCTTTTCATAACCCGATAATATTTCCCATCGCGGCGATATTCGATCACGCTTGGGCAGTCGCCATCATTGAGCCGATCTGCCCATTCCTCAAGCGCATCGGCCTTGATGAAGTTCACGCCAGCCTTTCCGGCAATCGTCAGCACAGTGTTGATGGCCTTCTGGCCTGCATATCCTTCATGCGTGATTGGGAAATATTCGACCACGCTGGGATCGCTCAGGCCACCATAATAGGACACAGCCAGCATATCCTTGCCGCTGGCCTTGCTGGTGTGCTTGCGCCAGTTCCAGCCTGTCAGGGACATTTCCTGCGCCTCTAGACCCATGATGTCGTCGTTGCGTAGCTCAAGCTTCTTTGGCGCTGCCTCTGGGAACAACTCTCCGCAAGTCGGGCAGACCTTGGCGCTGATATGCACCAGCTCGTTGCAGTTCTCGCAGACCTTGACCGGAGCCTCGCCATTGCCTTCACCTTTGCGCTTGGGCGGCTCCACAGCGGTGATAGGGCCATGCGTCTGCACCACGCCTGCAAAGTCTAGCACCAAGCAATGGTCGGTGTGGCTCTTCACCCGCATCCCGCGTCCGGCCATCTGCACATAGAGGCTGGCGCTCATTGTTGGCCGCAGCATCGCGATCAGATCGATGTCAGGATAGTCGAAGCCAGTGGTCAGCACGTTGGCGTTGGTCAACGCACGCAAGCGCCCAGCCTTGAATTCATTCAGCAGCCGATTGCGCTCTGCCTTTGGCGTTGATCCCGTCACGCAGGCGGAGGCGATGCCATGCGCGTCCAGCACCGCAGCCACGTTCTCAGCGTGCTGAACGCCAGCGCAGAAGAACAGCCATGCCTTGCGGTCTTGAGCCAGATCGATGACCTCGCGCACAACCCGCAGATTGTTCTCATCGGTGTCGACTGCGGCCTGCAACTCGCTCTCGATGAATTCACCGCCACGCTTATGCACGCCAGACGTATCAAGCGCGGCCTTAGTCACCTTGCTGCGCAGCGTTGAGAGATATCCTTTATGCACCAACTCCTCGATGGTGACTGGCTCGATCAGATCGTGGAATAGCGCAGGCGCGTCCGTAATAAGGCCATGCCCCAGCCGATATGGCGTGGCTGTCAGGCCCACCACCCGCATCGCAGGATTGATCTCCTTCAGTTCAGCCAGGAACGTCCGATAGCCACCTTCGTCCTTGTGGCTGACCAGATGGCACTCATCAATGATGCACAGATCGATGTGGCCCACCTGCCTGGCGCGTTTCCTGATCGACTGGATGCCAGCGAACGTAATCGGCTCACCAAGCTGCTTGCGGCCAAGGCCAGCCGAATAGATTCCCATCGGTGCGCCACGCCAATGCAGGCGCATCTTTTCCGCGTTCTGCTCGATCAGCTCTTTGACATGAGTCAGCATCAATATGCGCGTCTCAGGCCAGTTCTGAATCGCGTCCTTGCAAAGCGCAGCGACGATGTGGCTCTTGCCTGCACCAGTCGGAAGCACCAGGCACGGATTGCCTTTGTTGCCAGCCGCGAACCACGCATAAAGCTGGTCGATAGCACGCTGTTGGTAATCACGAAGCATTAACCAATCACCTCTGCATCAGGAAATTCACGCTTTGCCGCTTCGACCATAGGATCGCCGCAGGCAGATGGATTCGCCACGATCTCGCGGCTCTTATATGCTTTCGCTCCGTTCTCGATCACTCGATCACCAATGCGCCACATGACGCTCAGGCCATCTTCGCTGGCAATCATCGGCCAAGGAACCATGTCAGGGTGCAGGATGTGATCGTCGCAGCCTTCGTGCTGGAACTCGACCGGAATGTTGTCAGCCTCATGGCGTTCGCAGCGCCAGGTTGAATCCGCCATCGCAGTGCTATGCGCACAGGTGCGGCAGTTGGCGTGCCTTGTCGGCTCGGCCTTGTGGCAAAATCTATGCGCTGGGCAGAAGCGGCACTGATACCAGCTCGGATCGGCACTCAAAGGTTCAGGCATCCGGTCGGCCAGAGCAATGCGCTGACCGCGCTCGATGGCCTTTTCAGCAACAGCGCGATCATAGCGGACGCGCTCCGTATAGATGCGGTCATCATCCTTGCAGACCGCCAGATAGAGTGCGCGGTCAATGTTCGTGCCGTGCATATAGACTTGCATCTGGATGAAGTGCATCGGCTTCGACTTCTCGACGCCATTCTTGACCATATCGTCAAAGCTCTTTTTCGAGTGCGTCTTGAATTCAGCGATGTGGCGCTTCTTTGGCGCTTCAGGCACACCACGCTCGATGATGCCATCAAGGCTCCCAGAAACGTGACTGCCAAAGCTCACGCGCTTTTGATTGCGATCACCAGCATGGCGGATGTCGATGCCAATGGCACGCAGATCGGAGACAATGGTCGCCTCCTCCATCTGGCCGCGCCGGAACAAGCGCAGAATGCGACCTTCAAATTCCTCGCGCACTGCCCATCGGAAAGACAGCCAAAGCCATCGATCACATGGATGTCCCAGCAGGCTGCATCCCAAATGCGGACGAGGCTTCTCCATGTTATCAGCATGGTGCTTGTCAATTAAGCTAGATATTGTATGAACTGGTTCTGGCAATTTCATTGTCGCATCACTCCCTGGTGAAAATTAGGCCCAGCCATCCTCCCCTTATCTGGCTGGGCCTTCTTATTTTACTTCGCCCAAGGCGGCTTTGAACCACCAACAGATGAACCAGATGCAGGCGCTGCCGATGCAGTGCTGGCCGGAAGCGGTGTCGATCCGTTCAGCGACTTCCAGCCACTGACCTCGTTCCGATCATCGTGATAGCCATTGGCCTTGTCGTTGTCAGTTGCCTTGCGGATCTTAATCTTGACCTGCAACGCTCCGCCAATGAGCTGGTCGGTGTCCTCGACCTTTGCCAAGCCGATTGCACGCATGATTTCGCCAAGCTGCTGGCGACCAATCTCTTCAGCCTTCTGACTCTGATTGCGGATGTTCACGCTTGCAAACACAACGCGGCCTTCGTGGGTGGGGCCAGTGATGTCATAGCGCATGTCGATCTTTGTGCCAGTTCCGCTCTTGGTCTGGCCCAGATCAGCCTTCGTAATCGTGACGTTATACCAGCCTTCAGGAATCAGATCATAGGAACGATCAGAAACCGGAAGCTCGTCGGTCGAAAATGTTTCTCCAAGAAATGCCATGTCAATTAATCCTTTGCAGTGATGGTGAATGAAGGACGCCCAGGCGTTGCCGTGATTGCGTCCAATAGGGGAGTGGTGATTGCCTTGTCCGCAGCCTTCCAAGCGTTCATCGCAATTTCAGGCTTCCAGCGGAAAAGGCTGGTTAGATGGTCGGTCAGGCCATGCTCGGCTGCAATCTCTTGCAGCTTGTCGCCATTGACCTTGCGATTGACGCGGCCTTCAATCTTAACCTTGAAGGTCTCAACCTCGATGTTCTTCGTGCCTTCGAAGTCCTCTGCGACCTCAAAGGATTTGACCATCATGTCCTCAATCGCACGGCGCTCTTTGATTGCCTTGGCTTCAGCAGCCTTGGCGTCAATCCATTGCTGAAACAGGCTCATGCCGCACCGCCAATCTTGGAGATGATTGCGCCAAGGTCAGGCGCTTCCCAGCCTTCGAGCTTGCCAGAGCGATCCTTCGCCAGCCAGATGCCATCGCTATCGCACATCAGCGCACGCTGCGTGTTGCCTTCGCCATCCTTTTCGACCCGAAGCGCCAGCACCTCATCGAAGA